ATTGAGAAAGGAGCAAGAGTAGCTCAGATTATTATCTTTGATAATTTTGATGCAGAACTATATGCAGGTCAATGGCAAGGAAACAAAGACGTAAAGTAATATGAAAACAAAAACAACGGTTATAGTAAAATTAGCAGTCGATGGCTGTCACAACTTTCCCAAAGCAGCAGAGCTATTCCCAGAAGTAGACTTTCTAGCTGATAGACACAGACACATGTTTCACTTCACAGTAGCATGTGCAGTAACGCATTCTGATCGAGATAAGGAATTTATTATGCTAAAAAGAGATATCATTGAATATATTAACGATCAATACTATGATAGATTTACAAGAACTTGTGAATTTGAATCAAGATCATGTGAGATGTTAGCTGAGGAAGTGCTAGACAAGTTTGATGCTGAGTGGGTTGAGGTTTGGGAAGACAACGAGAACGGTGCTAAAGTAGAGAAGATATAATGAAGATAGTATTTTTATTTGGAGAAATATGCTCAGGTAAGAGCACATATGACTTTGGTCACCATACAGTGAAGCTAACAGTTTCAAATGTTGTAAAAAGATTAATGCAATCAGATGATAGAGAAGTATTACAAAACTCTAAACATCTTGATAATCAAATTGCAGACATGATTGCAGATGACATTTGGCATTACCAAAACTTTGTATTCGATGACGTACACACAACACCAGACTACTTTGTTATAGATGGAATAAGACAATACTCAATTTTACAACTACTAGAGCAGTATTTACAAAAAGAATTTCCAGAGATACCATTAGAGTATAAATGGTTAGAAGTTGATAAGGATGAACGTAAAAGAAGGTTTGAAGCTCGCAAAGATCCAAAAGATACTTTAACATTTGAAGAGGCAGAAAAAAGAGATAATGAGTTGGGATTATCAGAATTATTTAGTATATTAAAGGAACAAAACAAAATATAGTATATGGAATTATTACAAAAGGCAAATGGCAATATGCCACGTACAGCAGAAGAAAAATTACAAATGATAGATCAAGCAGCTATCTATTATGGTCAATTTCTAAATGCATTAGGATTCGACTGGGAAAAAGATCCACACTCAGCAAATACTCCAAAGAGAGTAGCAAAGGCTTGGATCAATGACCTTATTGCAGGAAGTGTTGGTGAGGAGCCAGTTATTACAAGTTTTCCAAATGATGAGGGATACACAGGACTTATTTGTCAAACTCGTATTCCTGTAATGAGCATGTGTGCACATCATAACCTCACGTTTAGTGGAGTTGCTCATGTAGCATACATTCCAGGAAAAGAAAAAACAGACTTAGTTGTAGGATTAAGTAAGTTGAATCGTATTGTGGATTTCTATTCTCGTAGACCAAACATTCAGGAATCTTTAACGAAACAAATCCATGACCACATAGATAAACTGTGTGTAGGGAATAGAGGAGTTGCAGTAGTTGTAGAATCCCAACACAACTGTGTAAGATGCAGAGGAATTAAACAAGATAGTATCATGAAGACATCACAAATGTCAGGATACTTCTTCGATAATGAGATTGGTACTCGTCAAGAGTTCTTCAGTCTAATTGATAATAGTAGAGTTTAATTATATGGATATCTACGTAATATCACCAGTAAGTGACTTAGAGCCAATGAAGTTGGGTAATCGCATCTTCGCATTGGCTCACTTATGGGTTCAGTTTCCTGAGTACAGAGCATTCATCTTGGATCAAAAAGAGCAAGGTAAATTCATAACACTAGACAATTCAGCAGCTGAAAGAGCATTAGTAACAGAGGATATATTAATTGATATCTGTAGAGAATTGATGCCTGATGAAGTAATAGCGCCTGATGTTTTATTTGATATGAGACAGACAATGCAAAATGCACGTAAGTTTAGAGATCGTATGGATGAGGAAGGATTGTTAGGAACAATTGACATATTCTTTTGTCCACAAGGATCTACTAAAATTGATTGGTTAACTGCATACAAATGGGCACTGCAACAGGATTGGATCAATGTAATAGGATTTTCTAAAATAGCAGTACCAAATGCATTCCTAGAAAATTATACAGACGATCAAGGAATCAAAGAAGCACGACACATGGCTTACGATTACTTGAAAGAACAGGGACTGTTACAGAAGCCTATACACTGTTTAGGACAAGGAGATCCAACAGAGTTCGCATATTATAACCACCCAATGATGAGAAGCACGGATTCAGTATATCCAGTATTTGCAGCATCACTAGGACAGGATTTTAGTGTAGACCATACAACAAGAACTCCAACACCTCATAACTTTTTAGAGACATTCGATATGTCAGTAGTTAATCGTGAACTTATCGAATCTAATGTAGCGTTTTTATATAACCAAGCAACAAAAGTACAATGGAAGAATTAGAACAATACCTAGAAGCAAGTGCACAGGATATAGAAGGAGTTAAGATGGTTCCACTATCAATGGCACTTCAAGCAATGCAAACAGCAAGCAATGTTAAAATGTTAGAGTCATTAGATAATGTAATGGCTGATCTACACAAGACACTTATTGATGCTGAATTACCACAATAGTATTTGGTAAAATAAATAGGAAAAGAGTTGCAGAAATGTAACTCTTTTTATATCTTAAAAGAAATAAAAGTTATGACTCAAATAGAGAAAAAGTACTACCATGTTGACAGTATTGAGATGGTCAACCTTCTTATCGAACATATTAACCAATCAGAGATCGTTGCCTACGATACTGAGACTACAGGATTGAATGTAAGAAAGGATCAAATAGTAGGATGGTCAGTCTCTGGAGAAGAAGGAATAGGATTTTACATGCCTACTCAAAAATGGAATAAACAAACCGAACAATTAGAGGAATGCAATATTGGCGGAAAAGGAGCACATGGTCTTACTAAGAAGTTACTCCCGATGCTTAAGGGAAAGAAACTAGTAATGCACAATGCTTCTTTTGACTGCCGAATTACTAAAAACTTTTATGATATATCACTTTTAGAAGATCTTTGGGTAGATACGGCTCTACTTGTTCATACAGTACAAGAAGAAGGAGCAGGAATGGGAGTGTTTGGATTAAAAGCATTAGCAATTTCTATTCAAGAAGAAATTGGATTAAATGTACAAGAAGCAGCCAACAAAGAGCAAGTAGAATTAAAAGAGTCTATTAAAGCAAACGGAGGATCAACCACAAAAGAACTCTATGAGATTTTTAAAGCAGACATGGATGTCCTATCCAAGTATGCAGCAGCCGATACAGATTTAACTCTTAGAGTTTGTAACCACTTCCTAAAAGTGTTAAAGGCAGAAGGATTAGAAAAGTTTTTCTTCGAAGAAGAAGTAATGCCTCTTTACAGAGAAGTAACTGTTCCAATGGAAGAGTTAGGAGTAGCATTAGATCTTCCACTACTAGAAAAAACTAGAGAGAATATTATTAATGACCTAGCAGCAAACAAAAGAGTTGTAATTGAAAGCATATTAGCAATTCCAGAAGCAAAAGAATGGGTAGTGGATACAGCATTAGCAACTTATCCACCTTCACACAAAGGCAATTGGGCACAGAACTTAATCATGATGCATTCACTTCCATTAGAAAGAAGTGCAAAGACAAAGAAGTATTCACTGACTAAAAAAGCTATTGATCAGTTGGACGACTGTAATGTGAAGCAATTTCTATTAACAGGAGATATATCTTTGCTGGACGAAATGGAAGTTGTTAAGATTTCAATGTTCATGTGGAAAGAAGAAAATGAAGGAGAGTATTTGAATATTCAATCTAAGAAACACTTAGGTGAAATTGCTTTCAAGTACATGGGAATCAAACCACTCACTCAGACAAAAAAAGGTCAAGATCAATTCGACATGGATATGTTAGAGGAACTTGCTAAGACGTATGAATGGGCCAATAACCTCAGAACATACAATAAATTAGTTAAGATTAAATCAACATACATTGATAGATTTTTAGACAACCACGAAGATGGTAGGTATTATTTCTACTACAAACAGAATGGAACAGTATCAGGACGATATGGTTCAGATGCTCAACAACTTCCTAAGCCAAAAGAAGAAGGAGAAGAATCTCCACTACTGGTACATTATACAAATGTAGTAAGAGAATTCTTAATTGCTGGAGAAGGTAGGAAGTTGATCGATAATGATTACACCTCACTAGAACCACATTGTTTTGCTTCTGTATCAGGAGACAAAGGACTGCAAGATATTTTCAACAATGGATGGGATTTTTACTCTACTGTTGCAATTAAGACAGAGAAGTTGGATCAAAATACATTAAAATATCCAAACGGAGTATCACCAGATACAAAGTCACCAATCTTTTTAAAGAAATTAGATCCTGTTAAGAGACAGCAAGCAAAGTCGTATTCATTGGGAGTAGCATATGGAATGTCAGGATATGCATTAGCAATGACATTGGGAATACCAACTAAGGAAGGAGATAAATTAGTTGAAGGATATTTAAGTGGATTTCCACAACTAAGAGAGTGGATGATTGCTTCACGCAACCAAGCAAAGACTCATGGATTTGTAGTAAATAAAGTAGGAAGGATTAGACACTTACCAAAAGTAAAACAGATCTTTGCAAAGTTTGGAGACCAAGTATTGGATTGGAGATTCAGAAAAGATCTAGAAACTAGGTATGGAAAAGAACCAGTCAATAGAATGTACATGGATTATCGAAATGGACTAAACAACTGTCTGAACTATCAACTACAATCATTAGCAGCAGCGGTTGTAAACAGAGCAGCAATTCAAATTAACAGAAAAGCAAAAGAGCTAGGAGTAGATGCAAGAGTACAAGCCCAAATTCATGACCAGTTAATTATAAATGTAAGAGAAGATCAAGCAGAAATGTTCATGCCCTATGTCCAAGAGTTGATGGAACTTACAACCCAACTTCCAGGAGTAACACTAAAAGCACCACCACAAATAGCAAATAACTTTGCAGAGGGTCATTAGAAGTTGTCTCACGTACTATTTATTATTATATTAATAGAAATAAGTTTTAAATTAAAATTAGTTTATGTCACAACAGTTATCAGCAAACAGCGATAGAGTTATCGTTAAACCTGTAGAATCAGGAGAAGAAAGGTTTGGAAGTATTATTATTCCAGACATGGGAAAAGAAAAACCAGAAATGGGTGAAGTAGTTTCCGTAGGTCCAGGACGCCAGTCTGAATTTGGACAATTTATCAGAGTAGAAGCTAAAGTAGGAGACATCGTATTGATTCCAAAAATTGGAACAATCCGTATTGACTTTGAAGGTCAAGAGTACTTCATTACCCCAGACAGAGAAATTTTAGCAACAATTAGAAAATCACAAGAGTAGTTATGAGCAAACAAATTAGTTTCGGATCAGAAGCAAGGGAAAAATTACTTTCAGGAGTAAATCAATTAGCAGATGCAGTTGTAAGTACATTAGGACCATCAGGTAGAAATGTATTCATTCAACAACAAGGAGGTAATCCAACATCAACAAAAGATGGTGTAACAGTAGCCAAAGAAGTAGAATTGGAAGATCCAATCGAAAATACTGGAGCACAAGCTGTAAAGCAAGTAGCAATCGAATCAGCAAGATTAGCTGGAGATGGAACTACTACAGCAACATTACTTGCAAGAGAAATTTACAGTCAGGGATTATCTGAACTAGAAAATTCAAATGCAGTAGAAATTAAAAGAGGAATTGATATTGCTACAAAAGAAGTAGTCAAATATCTAAGAGAGGAGTATTCTAAGGAAGTTACTGAGGAAGAACAAATCAAACAAGTAGCAACAATCTCAGGTAACAATGATCCAGAAGTAGGCAATCTTATTGCAACAGCAATGGATAAAGTTGGAAGAGATGGATTAGTAACTATTGAAGAATCTAAAACAGGAGAAACTTATTTAGAGACTGTAGAAGGAATGCAATTCAATAGAGGATATAAATCTCCATACTTTGTTACAGACAACAATACAATGACTGCAGTATTGAACAATCCTTTAATCCTTATCACAGATAAAAGAATTCAACACGTAAAAGAGATGCTTCCATTATTGGAATCAGTATCGCAACAAAATAAAGACTTACTTATTATTGCAGATGATATTGATGGAGAGGCTTTATCAACATTGGTTGTAAACAAAATGAGAGGAATTCTTAGAGTAGTAGCAGTGAAGGCTCCTGAGTTTGGAGATAAAAAGAAAGCTATGCTTGAGGATATTGCAGCTCTTACTGGAGGTACAGTTGTATCTGAGGAGAAGGGAATGAAGTTAGATAAATTTGATTTACAATGGTTTGGTAATTCAAGAAAAGTAACAGTAGGAAAAGATGACACTACCATTGTAGATGGTAAAGGAACTGAAGAAGCTATTACAAAAAGAATTGAGGAACTAAAAGAGCAAGTTGAGAATACAGTTTCACCTTATGAAATTGAAATCCTACAAGACAGATTGGCAAAACTTATTGGAGGAGTAGCAATGATTCATGTTGGAGGTCACACTGAAGTTGAAATGAAAGAGAAAAAAGATAGAGTTGACGATGCTCTTCATGCAACTAAAGCAGCACTTCAAGAAGGAATACTTCCAGGTGGAGGAATTGCTTTATTAAATGCAGCAAAAGACCTATCCGATAAACTAACTGACGGAAAAATTACAATCACTCACGAAGACCAAGCTAAAGGAATCAGCATTATCATCCAAGCTATCCAGAAGCCTTTCAAACAAATCCTAATAAATGCAGGAGAGACAAACGAAACAATTGAAGCAAGAGTAGCAAACTTAATCTTCAAAGAAGATAAGTGGCAAGGTTTCAATCCTAGAGTAGGACAGTATGTTAATATGTTAACAGAAGGAATTATTGATCCAACTAAAGTAACAAGACTTGCTTTAGAGAATGCAGCATCAGTTGCAGGAACAATGTTAATTACAGAATGTGTTATTACAAATATAAAACCAAAAGATAAACAAGCAGAAATAGATCCTGCACAGTTTATGTAATATTAATCAAATACAAATAAAAATGAACAAGCAAGAACTATTCGAACAGATCGATGAATTGTATCAAAGTTTCGTAGCAAATCACAACGGTACTACAAAAAAGTCTCAAGCAAATGCAAGAAAAGCAATTGGAGAGGTTAAGAAATTGATTACTGACTACAAAAAAGCATCGACAGCAGAGAGCAAATAAAAAGCAGTGACCGAGAGGTGAGGTGGCGTAAGTCTCCTCACCGAAGGTGTCACGCGGATTTTAAACAAACAAAAACAATAATATGACAATTTTACAATTAATTATTTTAGTAATTTCCCTAGCAGCAGTGGCCTTAGCCATAGGATATTTTAGACAAAGAGGACAAAAGTCCCTAGCACAACTTACCGAGGTGTACTACGACAACGAAGTACAACCAACATCCGAGGCAGATATAGCACAACAGCTATACGACAAGGACCTACGACCAATTGTACCAATAACACCACAAGTTGTAGACAAGGCAGTACAGATATCAAAACGAGTACCACCAGGTGCAGTACTAGATATTAAAGCAGTAGCAAACCCAACCAAAGGAACAACCAAAGCAAAAAGTCACCGTACAAAAAAACAATAATGTCAAATTCAAGAGCCAAATACGAGGAGTTAATTGAGATTGAAAACACTACAGTAGTGTCGCAAAACCAACAAGGTGTACTAACGATTGTTGAGATACTACAAGCATCAAAGAAAGCAAAACTAAGAGGAGCATTACTAAAGCAAGTAATTAAAATCTCTAAAGAGGCACCACACCTAAGTGCAAGTGTTGTTTTTCAGATAGCAGCAGACGTTGTAAAGGTAGATGAATTATGCAATAAATTTTAAATAAAATGGAACAACCAAGAATGAATCTATCGATTGATCAAACACTACCGGTAGAATGTGAAAAATGTGGACACACTTTCTTTGAAGAGGCTCTACATATTAGAAAGGCAAGTGGAATTTTAACAGGTACAGGACAAACAACCTATATGCCAATACCAGTATTCGCGTGCAAGGCATGTGGTCATGTTAATACAGAATTTCTTCCAAAGGAATTAAAAGGGTTGAATTCTGAGCAGTAAAATAGACTTTGAAAAATAATATGAAAGAGGCGTTGTGCCTCTTTTTTTTGTCCCTATTTATTGGAAAGAGCATAAGTGGAAGAAGTACAGCAAGCATCTACAGCAATGACAGATACGTTTTTTAGTAAACTAAAAGAACAGTCGTTTACCATTATACTTTTAGTAGCAATACTCTACTACCAAAATTCTGTATTTAATACCCAATTGGCAGAATATAAAAAGCTAATAGATGAAAAAGAAGCATTGGTACTTAAACTAACAGATGGTGAGAGAGAGAGATTGATTGAAAGAACTACATATTTATTAGAGCAAAGAGATAAGTATGTTGAACAATTAATAAGTAACAAATAAGTAGTATATGAGTTTAAAAAGTTTACAAGAGAAAATTGGAGTAGCACCAGATGGTGCTTTTGGTCCAGGAACAATGAAAAAAGCAATGGAGTTTTATAAACTAACTCCAGTTAGAGCAGCACATTTTTTTGCTCAAACAGCACATGAAACAGGAGGATTTAAAGCATTCTCAGAAAATCTAAACTATTCTGCAGATGGACTTAAAAAGATTTTTCCAAAGTACTTTGCTGGTAATCTAAATGAGATATATGCTAAACAACCTGAGAAGATTGCAAATAGAGTATATGGAGCAAGGATGGGTAATGGAGATGAAAAATCAGGAGAAGGTTTCAAATTTAGAGGAAGAGGAGCTCTTCAATTAACCGGAAAAGAAAATTACAAAGCGTTTTCAGATTACTTAAAGAAGCCAGAAATCATAACTAATCCAGACCTAGTAGCAACTACCTACTCTTTTGAATCAGCAATGTTCTTCTTTGATAAAAATAAATTATGGTCAATCTGTGATCAAGGAATCAATGATGCAGCAATACTAGCTCTTACAAAAAGAATTAACGGTGGTACTCATGGATTAGCAGATCGTTCAGAGAAAACTAAGAAATATTACGAATACGTTAAATAAGGTACTATAAGATGAAGACATCACTACTAATCACATTATCATTGACAACAGCATTCGCATTCATAGGGACATACTTCTTGCACCTAACATCAGATAATATCAATCAATTTCTAGCTGTAGGTCTAGTAGTATTTGCTGATGGCTTCTTTGGAGTGTGGTCAGGTATAAAACGGGAAGGCTTTAGAACGTATAAAGCACTTAGTGTACTAAAGACATTTGGTTTTTGGATAGTGATGCTATCTATTGTTTTGTCAATAGAGAAAGGATTTGAAGGGACATCTTGGCTAAGTGAAACAATCATGGCACCATTTTTAGTATTTCAATTAATTTCAATTCTAAAGAATGCTTCGATGGTAGGAGCAGTAAAAAATGAATTAGTTAATCAAATATTAGATAAATTAGACAAACATAAAGGAGAAAGAGGGTAATGATAGATACAATAAAAGGTTTTATAGCAAAACTAGATTTAAAAACAATAACCATAATAGC